GCGCGTGCAATTTTCTCGTGTTCTGCTAAAATTTCTTCATCTTCTTCAGATCCAATGTCCCATCCACGTGCTTCAGCCTTTTTATACACGCATCTTTTAAGACCTTCAGGGTCCGGAGCGTTATGTGCAAGACGCAGAGCAGATCTTGCTCTCTCTTTTGTATTAACGGGATATGTTCCAGAAGCAGCACCACCAGCTGGCCCACAAAAATCATCTTTGTCTACATCAGAGTAGTCGCCTGCATTCGAACTACCTTCACGGTCTCTTTCGTCGTCTAGATCTTTACCCCAACGCCTTTCATACGATCTCTCTTTTTCAGTATCCTCTTCATCCTCTTCATTACCCACTATACCAGTATAAGGTACTTGATCATATTCTGGACCCGTCGGCGCCGGCTGTTGATTATTAAGACCTGGGTCATTACCATCACCATAAGTTAAACCACCAATGTTATAAATGTTGTCTTTTTTATCCTTATCTGATAGCTTAGTAATGTCGACAAGAGGTGGTCTAAAGCCTCCTTCTTCCTGTGGCCCGCCGGTTTCTAAAGGAGCTTTTCCTATTTCACCGACCGGTACATCTTCATTAATAACTACTTTATTGAATACATCTTTATATGCTTCACCTAATGATATCCAGTCTTTCTTTTTTGACATGTAATTATTTATGCTAAGCATTAAATATTTCTGTGGCTAGACAAGATAATATGTTTTACATGGGTAATAAAAACTTACCCAATGTTAATTGGAAGGGCGAATATACTAAAGCTCAGGTAAAAGATCTTAAAAAAGCTAGTAGTAATATACTATATTTCGCTGAGAATTTCTTTCATATTGTTAACCTGGACAGAGGTAAAGAAAAGATACAGTTATATAAACCTCAGAAAAGAGCATTGAGAAAAATGAGAGATAATCGATTCTTTTGTTTGTTAGCCTCTAGACAGATTGGTAAGTCAACTATGATGACCATATACATATTATGGCAGGCGTGTTTTAATAATGACCAACGTATACTTCTTGTAGCAAACAAAGAAGCTACTGCTATTGAAATCTTTCAGAGGGTACGAATGGCGTATGAAGAGCTTCCTAACTGGCTAAAGCCACCTGTAAAGGAGTACGCTAAAACCTCTATGACGTTAGAAAATGGTAGTCGTATAGGTATTACAACTACCACGGGTACAGCTGCTCGTGGTCAGTCTGTTAATTGTCTAGTTATTGATGAGATGGCTTTCATCGAACCACACCTGGTTGAAGAGTTCTGGAAGTCTGTCTTTCCTATTATTACCTCTTCTAAGAAGTCTAAGGTGTTTGTATGTTCAACAGCTAACGGTACTGATAATTTATTTTATAAACTATATCACGGCGCGATAGAAAATGTAAACGGCTGGGCTCATGATAAGATAAAATGGGACGAAATACCTGGACGAGATGAAGCCTGGGCGCAAGCTACAAAAACCGCTATTGGTTCAGCTGACGCCTGGTTACAAGAATTTGAATGTGAGTTTATCCACTCCGGTGAATCTACTCTCGACGATGAGCTGTTTGAAGAAATGATGAGTAAGGTGTCAAAGCCTAAGATTGTTTTAGACGAAGGCCATTATAAGATATGGGAAGAACCAGATGAGGCCAGACTATATGTTGCTGGTGTAGATATATCAGAAGGAGTAGGGATAGATTCTTCAGTTATTCAAATACTAGACATTACAGATATTAAAGAAATTAGACAGGTAGCTGTATATAGAAACAATAAAATTCCACCTTTAGAGTTTACCAACAGGCTGTACAAACTTTTAAGAAACTGGGGATCGCCTCTCGCTTTAATAGAAAGAAATAATTGCGGTGCACAGGTAGTTGATAGACTAGCTGTTGATTTAGGTTATGAAAAAATAGTATCATATGGAAATGCTAATGCTCATCGACGCAATGTTATGCGAGGGATGATTGCTCATACAAACACCAAATATAAAGGCGTATTAAATATGCGTTATTTCATGAATGAGGTAAGAGTAGTGAACATAAATGAGCAAGAAACGGTTGAGGAGCTTAGAAATTTTGTACGTTACCCTAACGGTACATGGAAAGCTCGAGCCGGGTTCCACGACGATAGGGTAATGGCCATGTTATACAGCCTCTTTATATTAGAAAAAGAAATAACAGAACGCTTCTTTGAAATAGTAGAGGTTGATGATATGGGCAAGCCTTCTGTTATCGAGCCTATGGATTTTGGTGTGCAATATTTTGAAGATCCAACCTCTATATATCTAGACGATGAAATAGTGGGTAACCATAATCACGAAATGAATGCTTTAGTATGGGGCATGGGTGATGAACAAAATGCGGACATTGATGAACTAGAAGCGTTTGGATTTCAACTAATTGGAGAAAAGCCGCCTGATAACTGGACAGGGGAGCCGGTTGATTACTGTCGGTACTAATAAATATATTATATGGCATACAACAGCATGCAACAATCGATGCTCAACAAGTCGAGAGCTGACAAGTTCTTACTTGTATTTGATATACCGCCTATATTGAGGGAGTTTAATAAAAAGTTTAATCAGAACAACACCTCTATTATTAGTGACTCTGTGCAGTTTTCTATCTTTGGTACAGCTGTACCTGAGATTACAGTACCAGCTACAGAAACTAGATATGCAGGTAGTACGCTGTATGTTACATCACATAGTAAAAATCCCTACCCGCCTGTTAGTGTTCAGTTTAATGTTGATAATGAATATAAAAACTACTGGGTAATGTACCAATGGCTTAATTTGCTGCATGATCAATATACCGGTACATATAACGCCCGAGAAATAAACACGGCTAATGTAGATGAAAATTTTAAGGACTATCAAGCAAATTTAACCATTTATGGTAAAGATGAATTTAATAATAATAGAATAAAATTTACTTATACCAAAGCATTTCCCACCACTGTTGATAAGATAGATTACAATTATCAAACAGCAGAAGAGATTACATCCGGATTTACCTTTGTTTACTCACAATTACATACTGAAGTTATGGATTTTTGAATATAATTGTCGTGAAATAGATAAATAATTTTATGGCACAGCGTACGATTAACTCTCCCGGAGTAGAAATTAGAGAATCAGATCTTTCCCTCACCGCCCCGTTAAATGTCGGAACAAATGTATATGTTACAGGTTTCGCACAACAGGGGCCAATTGATGAGGTTCTTAAGATAACAACCAAGCAAGAGCTAAATCAGATATTGGGGCCTCCCACTAACTCTGCTGAACGGTATTTTTATTATACTATTAACGAGTTATTAAATTCCCCGGCGAATGTATATGCGACAAGATTGCCATACGGACATGGTACAGGTGATGGGTTTGGATCTAAATACTCTGCATTAGTTTACCCAGTACGTAATGTTGCCGGTGATGCTGAGCTAGGACAATTAAGCGCTTTTCATCTTAATCAAAAATTTGACGCAGCTAACTCTGCAGACGCTTTATCCGGTGTTGAACTTAAATTTAATTCAGGCCGTGGTACATTAAGTTCTGTTATTTTTGGTTTCCCGCCAAATAGACAAGGAGAAGCTTCGAGTGATTTTGCTACTACTTCTTCTGCTGACTGGTCTGATGGAGGTACTACTAACGTAGTTGCAGTTTGTGCTGGTAGAGCTGGTGGTAATACCCCCCAGGCTATTAGACATGCACTATCAACTACTATACGTCTATCTGCTGGTTATACAAGCGCGCGTGTGCCAATTGTCGCAGGTGCTGATTCTTATAACTTTATGGCGAGTGCTGGTAATGCTCCAAATACCTTTGCTAGTACATCAATAAAAATTAGCTTAACCGGTTCATCGGCACTTAACGCAACTGGACAACTTGTAACACCTTCTGTAGTTGATCCATGGACCGATAGTACAGATACATTTACATTAACTGGTGTAACAAACCAACAAATTTCAACTAATTTAAATACAGCTTCGGCAGTGTATGTGTTGGGTCAACCAACTCACTTAGAACTTACTGAATCACAATATCTTAGTGCTTTAGAAGATACAGCGTTTACATGGGCTGAGACAGCAGGTGATAAAGGTTCGTTTGCTACTATTGCTAACGCTGGTGGAGCTGGAGCGGTTATTTTAAACAAGTCGACATCAACAATTAATGATCAATTTGAAGGTTATTATGTAGGTCTTGCAGATAATACAAATACAACACCAGGTAGTAACTTTAATAACATTGTATCAACTAAGACTCTTACACAGTCTGGAGCGTCTCAGAATACATTTACGATAGTACCGGTAGGGGTGCAGGTGTTCGCATTATCAGCTAACTACTTAACCGGTACAACTAATTCAGTTTCGGAAGTAATGGAAAATCTTACAGACTTCGAAATTGACGGAAGAGATGATGATGATATCTTAAGCTTAGGCGTATTTAAATTACGTAAGTCAATTTACGCTAACGAAGCATTTAAGCTTGATTACGTCTTAGAGGATGGAATAGCAGGATCTATTAACTATTATAGAACACAGCTTAATCCTGCTGGTGGTTTAGATTTACCGTTCTTTATTGAGAACCGTGATGAAAATTCCAGAAATGTTGTTGTTAAGATTAACGATTATGTCTCTAATAGACTTAGAGGTACCAATGCTTTAGATAAAGACGGTAACGTTAATAAGAGAATAAGAGTATTAACTACACAGTTAGCTACAAATACTACTGCAGCTCAGGTGCAGAAGACAGGTATAGCAAGTCAGCTATACACAAGTCTAGACACTGCATTAGGTAAAGCAGAAAGTATTTACGGGCTCGGAGCTTATACAGAATCGACTGTTACTGGTAAAGAGTTAGGCGATATTCCTAATAAATTGGAAAGAGCGCTAGACGGTGTTAAAAATGATGATATCTACGACATTGACGTTGTTGTTGAGGGTGGCTTAGGAACAATTTACGCGATAGCCAGTGCAGATGACACGACATATTACGATGAGTATTCCTCAACATCTGCTGGAGCTGTTAACGGGTTAAGAACTTCTAACGAGCCAACTGGCGATTCTTTAAATCTTAGAAATAATTACTCAACCATCTTTAACAAATTTGAGCAGTTTGTTTCACCACCATACTTAGGAGGTGGAAGAGGTGATTGTATATTTATTGCTGATCCATTACGTCAGATTTTCGTTCAAGGATCTGGCGGTAAGGTATTGGATGATAAGAACAAGAATTTCCAAACTGATATTTACTGGCCTGTAAGACATCAATTCGCAAACGAGAATACGTCTTATGCAGCAGTATATGGTAACTGGGCGTTAGTTTATGATAGCTACTCAGGACGTCAAGTTTGGGCCCCATTCTCTGGCTTTGCTGGAGCGATAATGGCAAGAACTGATGCAGCAACCTTCCCATGGTTTGCACCAGCTGGCTTTACAAGAGGTCTTGTAACATTTGCAAATGATATTGCGGTTAATCCGAATCAAAAGCAGAGAGATGAGCTTTATAAGGCTAACATCAACCCAGTAGCACAGTTCCCAAATCAAGGGTTAGTGGTATTTGGACAAAAGACACTTTCAAAGAAATCGAGCGCATTCGACAGAATTAATGTTAGAAGGCTGTTCTTAAGCTTAGAGAGACCGACTAAGAAAGTTTCTAGATTCTTCGTATTTGAACAGAATACAGAGTTTACTAGAACCAGAATTGTTAACACACTTACCCCAATCTTTGAGAGGGCTAAGAACAATGAAGGCTTATATGACTACTTGATTGTATGTGATGAAAGAAACAATACAGCAGCAGTTATAGATGCTAACGAGTTAGTGGTTGACATTTACATCAAACCGACAAGAACGGCAGAGTTTATCTTAGTTAACTTCTATGCAACAAGAACAGATGCTAATTTTGAAGAATTAATCGGTGGTTAATGAAACAAACAATTAAATAATATTATGGCAACAACTATTCAGAACTTCTTTACTAGAGCTGCAGCGAAGCAATTTTCTCGTGACTTCCTCTTTCGAGTCAGGCAAATAGACTTGATTGGTGGAATTAGTTTTAACGGGGAGGATGACTTAGTGTACGCTAGAACGGCATCATTACCAGGTAGAAACATAACTAACCAAACAGTTAACTATTTTGGTCAACAGTTTCAAGTGCCGGGAAGGTCGACATACGCTAACGCTGAAGGTTATTCAATTGAGTTTTATCACGATGAAGATTGTGAACTTAGAACCAAGATGGAAGCAGCTTCAAGAGCAGTATTTAACAATGAGACATCTCTTGGAGCGTATGGAATGCCTGGTGAAGAGTCAGTAATTAACTTAGTTCAAATTGATAAAGGTCTCAACGATGTTAGAAACGTTGAGCTTGTTGGTGCATCAATTAGAGAGATCGGAGACATTGAATACTCCATTGCTGAAGGTGAAGGAGCTATTCTAAACTTCTCTACTACGTTTGCTTATCATTTTTATAGAGATTTTAGCTAAGTTATATGTTTAATCGGTTTTACTGATTAAATATTATAAATGGCACGAGAGCAATACGATTTTCTTAGCAACTTTGGCGTCGGCGGACCACCGAAGTTTTATCTCTCTTTACCATCTCTTTGGAAGATAGAGTTTGAAAACGCTATCTCCGTAAAGGGTCAAGTTGACGCAGCATTAGAAAAAGCCGGAGAAGCGTGGAGAATACAAAACACACCTGAACAATTTGTATCAAACGGTAACATGTTAGTAGCGCGAGAGGTTACTGTACCAGGTGAAACAACAGAATTTCTCGAGGCAGGTGCTGATATAAACAAGGGTGGATTTTTACCAGCATTTGGTGTAGCAAAGAGACAAGGATTTTTAACTAGAACATTAGGTGTAAATATTTTTGATACAGATGATGATCTAGAACATACCTTCTTTAGGCCATGGATGATAGCAATAGGAATAGATGGTCTAATTAATAGAGGTCTATTATGTCCAAATGTAGTTTTAAGACAGTATAATAACAGAGGTGAAATTCGTAAAGGGTACATATTTAGAGATGTTTTTCCTACTAACATTGAAGGATACACTATCGATTATGATAATGAGTCGTTTATGGAAAAGAGCGTAACTTTTGCGTTTAGGAATTACGAGCCATTACGAACAACCAAAGGGAGCGGACCACCGTATAGTCCTGTAGGCGACTTTGGTGTACCGTTTGATCGGCAACAGGCTAACCGATTCGGTCCCGGGATTGGCCCGGATCAGGTGGCCTAAACAAGCTCTTGACAATATATTTTGCGCTATAATTAATAGTATGGACCTCTCCTTTACCCTTCCTAATAAAAAGGAAGTTGTTGTAAGTGAAATATTATATAAAGATCTGAGAAAGATGGCTTTGTATAATGATTCATCTTTGTCTAATACAATAGACTTTTTAGAATCGTTTATCTTAACTAAAGGACTAACAGTAGTAGAGAAACTGTTTGCTTTCTTTATATTAAGAGAGAAGTGTATAGGAGATCAAGTTGCTATCGGATCTAAAAAGGGAAAAGTTAATATAGATTTACACGTCTTTAAAAAGAATATAGGTACGTTTGACGATATAAGAGAAGAGATAGACGTAGATGGAATAAAATGCGTTTTAAATTATCCATCAAGGTTTTACGTAGGAGATACTGATTTTATATTTTCTCTTATAGAAAGCTTAGAGGTTGATAATGAAAAGGTGACGATTTCATCTCTATCTAAACAGGAATACAACAAAATTATAAGTCGGTTACCTGATACTATTTTTGGTCATCTCGAAGCCTTTATACAAAAGAACAGCTCACATTTTAACATATTAGTATATGAAGGTAAAGAAAGTATGGAAATAGATAAAATTGTACTTAATATGCTCGATGGTTCTTTTTCAGCATTTATTGTTAAGTTATTCGATTGTATACAAGACACTGACTATAGAGAAATGCTATTTGTTTTAAGTAAGCGAATACCTGATGTATCGTTTCTTATAAATAGTACCTATCTGGAACTCAATGATTATTATAAGCTATATGCAGATGAGATTGAGAAACAAAACGATGACTTGCAAAAACAGAATGCTAGCTAAATATTGTTATGAGTAAAAATGTTTCTTCTTTTTTGAATAAGTTAGATAAGCTTCATGATGAAACTATCGAAATTTATGTTCCATCCTTAAAAAAGAAAGTACCTACCAAGCCCTTAAACTTAAAACAACAGAAAGATCTTATTTCTTCTGCTTTGGATGGGCTTAAGGGTACGTTAGATTTTAACAGAACACTCAATAAAATTATCATTGAAAACTCTGGGTTAAGTGATTTAAAATTATATGATAAACTACCTTTTATTGTCGCACTAAGAAAGAATGCATTAGGTAATAAAGCCGGGAAGATTGAACTGCAAGGTATTCTTGATAACATTAAGAATATTCCTTTAGAGGTTAAGGATAAAGATACAATCAAAAAAGGCCCT